TCAATTTTATCATTTCCTGTATTTAAAATAATACTTTCATTCTCTTCTCCAGATGCTGTATAAATCGGATATTGGACAAACTTACCTTCAAATAAAATTTTTTGAGAAAATAATTCATTCAATGATTCAGTTTCTGTTTCTTTTTTTATAAATGTTAAATCTTCATTAAAACAGTATTTTATATTGTTTGACAAAACATAAGAATATCTAGGAATGGTATAAACTCCTTGTTCTAAATTACTAGTTGCAGAACATTCTAATGACAGTGTAGCTGTTTGATATCCTATCGGGGAATAATCTATCAATTTTACAATACGATTAACATTTTCGTATAACTGAGCTTCAGAAAATAAAGACTCTGATGATGTTTTATTAAGATAATAAATTAATGTGTGGTATGAGTAAGAAATAATATCTATAATCGAAGCTAAATTAGAACCTAAAAAATTTTGATCTGTAAAAATTTTTTGTTCATTTAAACGATTTATAATAAGATCGCGAAGTGACATTGCATCGAATGCAACATATCCGTCTTTAGGGATGTCGTAATTATTTGAAATTTGTGTCGCCATAAAAAATTAAGTGTTTCTTGATGTTGGAATAAAAATAAAACTTTGCTTTTTTAAATCTAAAGCAAATTGTGTATTTGTTGTTACATTCAACAGAGGAATTTCTATGATAATTGTAATATCGTATTTATTGTTATCTGCATCGGCAAACACAGATATTTGTAAAGGTTTTACTCTTGGTTCGTATATTTTAATAGAGTCATAAATTTTACGACCTATAAATTCCCCATTAAATTTGGTAACAGGTTCAAATAAAAATTGATATAAATCTAAACCGTATTCTGGGAATAAAAAACGTTGACCTGGAAGAGTATTGAAAAGATTAGTGAGAGAGTTGGCTATAGCAGAAATATCAAAAGAAGCTTTAATATCCGTATTGGGTAAAGGAAGACGATTAAAGGGTGCATCAATTTTAGTTAATCCTAAATCTAATGAAAGATCTTTAAAGACATAACGTTGAGAGGTATAATTTTTTGCTATCTCTTGAAGTTTGTTAATTTTAATAGCCATTCTTACTATTATTTAAGAGAGAAACCCCATAAATAATAACAATACAAATAAATTATGGATATGAATTTTAATACATTATATGAAGGTATGCTTGAACGATATCAACAAGGTGGTTTTATTGTCGGAGATCGTGTTCGTTATCGTAAAGACTGTTTAAGATTAGAATTTTTTAAACACAAACCAGCAGGATTTATTGATTTAATTAAATCATGCATGCATGAAACTTTTGACCTCAATTTAAGAATTTCAGCTGTTAAATCAATTTATCCTTCTACTTCTCAAAATTATAGAGGCGGCACTGAGTCACCAGATGCAATTTATGTCGATGTTATTATTGAATATGCTCCAGGCCTTTATAGAACACCAATGACAGTTCCTATTGAATCCTTGGAACTTATGGATGATGGTATCAATACAGGCCCTGTTCCTGATAGTTTAAAAAGAAAATCTAAAATTAATATTAAACCAGAAGAAGTAGAAGCCAAATCTGATAAAAATTTTGACATTAATCTTCAAAATAAAAATGTAAAGATTCCTAATAGTACAGTCAAGCATGACGTATCAAAACCTTACACAGGTTGGGAACCTTTACCTACTAGATAAAAGTAGAAAAATACACAAAATAAACTATACTACCACTATGCCCAAAAATAATTTAAACATATGATCTTCGACGAACAAATCTCCCGTAAACCCAATTTATATCCTTGGACTGAACAATTTATCGAATCTATGCATAATGGATTCTGGACCGACAAGGAATTTTCATTTAAATCTGATGTTCAACAATTTAAAGTAAAATTAACAGAACAAGAAAAAGAAATTATTATTAGAACATTGTCTGCTATTGGGCAGATTGAAGTCGCGGTAAAGACTTTTTGGGCTAAATTGGGAGAAAATTTACCACATCCTTCTCTACAAGATTTAGGTTATGTCATGGCTAACACAGAAGTAATACATAACAATGCCTATGAACGTTTACTTTCTGTTTTAGGACTAGAAGATGTCTTTGAAGAAAATTTAAAATTAGAATGGATTCAGGGTCGAGTCAAATATCTTAAAAAGTATACACATAAATTTTATAAAGATTCTAAGAAACAATATCTATATGCATTGATTCTTTTTACTCTTTTTGTGGAAAATGTTTCTTTGTTTAGTCAGTTTTATGTTATTAATTGGTTTGCTCGTTTTAAGAATGTTCTTAAAGATACAGACCAACAAGTCAAATATACTCGTAATGAAGAAAACATTCATGCTTTAGTTGGTGCTAAGATTATTAACACCATCAGAGAAGAGTATCCTGAGTTGTTTGATGAAGAATTGAAAGAAAGAATTTTAAGTGAGGCACAAGAAGCTTATATTGCTGAGGCTAAAATTATTGATTGGATGGTTAATGGTATTCAAGAAGAAGGGCTTTCAGCTGGTGTTCTCAAAGAATTTGTTAAGAACCGTATCAACGAATCTTTAAAAATGATTTCATTTCCCCCTGCTTTTGAAATTAATAAAGAATCTATTTCACATACAATATGGTTTTCAGAAGAACTTTTAGGAAACAATATGACCGACTTCTTTCATAGCAGACCCACTGAATATTCTAAAAAAAATCAATCTTTTTCCGAAGACGATTTATTTTAATTTTAAATTGATAAATTCCATTTTTAGTGTTTAATACGTAATATGAATAAAGACATTTATTGGCTTAACAGGGATTCTCGAAAATTTTTGGAACGAGGTTACTTGTTAGAGGGAGAGACAGCAGAACAAAGAATTAAAGACATTGCTAAGACTGCTGAAAAATATCTTAACTTTAAAGGATTTGCTGATAAATTTGAAGACTATATGCATAAGGGCTTTTATAGTCTCAGTTCTCCTATTTGGTCTAATTTTGGTCGTAAAAGAGGTTTGCCTATTTCTTGTTTTGGTTCTTTTGTTCCTGATACTCTTTCAGGTATTATGGAAAAAGTAGCTGAAGTGGGTGTCATGACTGCTGTAGGTGGTGGAACTTCTGCTTACTTCGGTGCGGTAAGAGGAAGAGGTACACCCATCTCTTCTGGTGGGGAATCTACAGGTTCCGTTCATTTTATGGAACTTTTTGACCGTTTGATGAATGTAGTTTCTCAAGGAAATGTTCGACGAGGTTCTTTTGCTGCTTATCTTCCTATTGACCATCCAGACATTGAAGAATTTTTGAAAATCCGTTCAGAAGGTAATGAGATTCAAGACCTTTCTATTGGAGTTTGTGTTTCTGATGAATGGATGAAAAAGATGGTAGAAGGAGACAAAGAAGCTCGTCGTATTTGGGGGTTAGTTATTAAAAAGAGATTTGAATCAGGTTATCCTTATATCTTCTTTAGTGATAATGCTAATAATCAAGCTCCGCAAATTTATAAAGATAAAGGCATTAAAATCAACAACAGTAATTTGTGTTCAGAAATTATGCTTTCCAATTCTGATGATGAATCCTTTGTGTGTGATTTGTCTTCTATGAATCTTGAAAAGTGGGAAGAATGGAAAGACACAGATGCGGTAGAAACTATGATTTATTTTCTAGATGCGGTTATGTCTGAATTTATTGAAAAAACCGAAGGAATGAAATTCATGGAAGCACCCAGAAAATTTGCTATGAATCAAAGAGCTTTGGGTTTGGGTGTATTGGGTTGGCATTCTTATCTTCAGTCGCAAATGATTGCCTTTGAGAGCATGGAAGCCAAAATGCTAAACAATCAAATTTGGAAATTGATCAGAGAACGTTCTGATATAGCAACAGGGACTTTAGGAACTAATTTTGGAAAAGCTCCAATCTATGAAGGAAGTCAATATATTAGAAGAAACACAACAACTCTAGCTATTGCTCCCACTACTTCGAGTTCTTTTATTTTAGGACAAGTATCACCCTCTATTGAACCTCTTAATAGTAATTACTTTGTTAAGGATTTGGCTAAAGGAAAATTCACTTACAAAAACCCTTATCTTAAAAAACTTCTTAAAGATAAAGATCAAGATAATGACGAGGTGTGGAAATCTATTTTAGTTCATGGTGGTTCTATTCAACATTTAGAATTTTTATCTTCTGAAGAAAAAGATGTTTTTAAAACTTTTGGTGAAATTTCACAAAAAGAAATTGTTATTCAAGCAGCACAAAGACAAAAGTACATTGATCAAGGACAATCATTGAATCTTATGATTCCTCCAAATACTAAACCCAAAGAGGTTAATGAATTAATGATCTTTGCTTGGGAGCAAGGAATTAAAAGTTTATACTATCAAAGGTCTGCAAACCCCGCTCAGGAATTAGCACGTTCTATACTCACATGCAAATCATGTGAAGCATAAGATTTAATTAAAAAAATCTTCTTTTAATATTTAATACACGCAAGTAATGAAATATTTTTCGGGCGAGTTTCTGTTCCCCCTGAACTATTTATAGTAATTGCGTGTGTGTGGGCACCAGCAGGATTAATATTTGCCTGAGTACCACCAGACGTACTTCCAGTGACATTTACTCCTCCATCATCTGCACTACCACCGCCGCCCTGGGTGTGGGTGTGCTCACCGGCTGAAGCAGTGGTACCTGTGTGAGTGTGGCTCTTAAATGCCTCATTCTGCTTTCTAGCAAACTCTCCAGCAGCAGTCCCGTCAATATGTGTACCAGAACTTCTTACAAAGTGGCCTCTTAAATCAGGTAATTTAAATGTTGTAAATCCATCTCCTCGACCAAAAGAACCATAAGCACTTAAAGAAGTCCATGAAGCATCATCAATAATATTTCCACTATTGTTTGCAAAAGCCCAAAGATTGGGATATGACGATCTAGAAACAGTCTGACCATTAAGAAGTAACCAACCAGTGGGAGCTACAGTTGAAGGAAAATAAGAAACCTTACCAACATGTGATAATATTGCTGAACTTAAAGTTGCTAGCAGTGTATTCATTTCTGTAATTTTACTGTCAAAAATAAAAGAATTATTGTTAATTTTGTATAAAGAATCCCCTATGCATTCTTCTCGGTCAATGTATTCGTAAGCCATATATGTTATTTATTGTCTAAATCGTTTATTAACTTGGTGGTATTTAAATCTACTTCAACCATTTTAAAATCTGGTTTTTCCTGTACGTTGTTAAACAACCTTTGAATCATTTCTTCTCTAGAAGCTACTACTAAAGTATTGTTAATTGTAGTACTGTCATTAGTAGTTAAAGATGCAATTTCTTTTTTACCTTCAATGTCTATTTTTTTAAGTTCTTTATCATGTTTGGTTTTTTTGTTATGAAGATTAATTCGATTTAATGCTTCTATAGCTTTTGTTGTGGATGAAATTAATTCTGAAAGAGCTGCGATTTCATCTGGATTTTGTCCTTGGACTATATATTCTTTTAAATCTTCTACAGCACCTAAGCCCGCATCAATAAGATTGCCAGTTTTCTTTAAAATATAATCATTAATGTTATCTTCATTAATTTCAGTTTCTTCCTTGCGTTTAGGTGTTTTTGCTGCAGAATAGTCAAAAGAAGAAAGCTCTTCTAATAATGTGTCTAAATCTTCATTCATAAAGATATTTAGTCACCTCTTGAAAAAAATAAATAATAAATTATATTTTAATTGATATGGAAATTACAGTAAACACTATTCACGGAACTTTTATTGTTCCAAGAGAAAAAGCAGATCAACTATTAGTTTGGCTTCAACAAAATGCCATTAAAGCAGGGCAACAACCTATTAGAGAAACCACCAATGACAATCAAGGATTTACAGGGAGACAATTAATCAATGAATAATACAGTAAAAATTAAATTTGTTAAAACACATGAAGATGCAGTTCTTCCTGTTCGTAAACATGAAGACCCTTTAACTGGTGATTCTGGTTATGATTTGACTGCAGTAGAAGATTGCGTGATCCCAGCACGTAGTGGGTGTATTGTTCCTGTTGGTCTTAAATTAGGTTATATTACTCCTGGATATTGGATTCGTATTGAGTCGAGATCGGGTTTGCAATTTAAACACAATCTTTCAGCGTTTAATGGGATTATAGATTGCCAATATCGCGGAGATCTTGGAGCTAAAATTAACAATAATTCAAATACAGACTATCAGGTTAAAAAAGGAGACCGTATTGCACAGTTGGTTGTATACCCTTTAATTCACAGTGACTCTTCTTGGGTTGAAACCGCAGAAGAAACAAACAGAGGAGAAAATGGATTTGGTAGTACAGGACGATAATGTTTGAAAATTTATTAGTTGAAAAATATAGACCTAAATCTTTAGAAGATGTTGTTCTTTCACCTGAACATAAAGATTTCTTTAATTCTTTAAAAGAAAAAGAAGAAATTCCTAATCTTCTTTTTACAGGTTCTCCTGGCACTGGTAAAACTACTGTTAGTAAGATTCTTATTAAGAATGTTTTGAATTGTCAGTATCTTTACATCAATGCATCTGATGAGAACGGAATTGATACTATCCGTTCAAAGATCATGGGGTTCGCTTCTACTAAGTCTCTAGATGGTAAGTTGAAAGTGGTATTATGTGATGAAGCTGATTCCATTTCCATGGAAGCGCAGAAAGCTCTTCGTAATGTTATTGAAGAGTATTCTGATAATACTCGTTTTATTTTTACTTGTAATTATCTTTTTAAGATTATTCCACCTCTTCAATCTAGATGTCAAATTTTTAATTTGGTCCCCCCTTTAGATGGTGTTATTAATAGAGTTGTTTATATTCTTAAACAAGAAGAAATTAATGTACCCACAGAAGAGAAAAATAAACTAGTAGAATTAGTTCGCTCAGGATATCCGGATCTTCGTAGAGTTATTAATGATATTCAAAAATTTTCGCATAATGGAACTCTTCATATTAAAGAAAATAATGCTAGAGGTTTAGCAGAAAAAATAGTTAACAAAATTCTTAGTAAAGAAGACCCTATAGAATTAAGAAAATTTGTTATTGAAAGAGAATCTGAATTTTCAAATGATTACCAACAATTATTTAAAGAAATGTTTGAAGTCGTGTTTAGAAGTAATTTAGAACAAACTAAAAAGTCTTCTGTTCTTTTATCTCTTTCAGATGGTATGTATAAAGATGCTATCGTAGTAGATAAAGAAATTAATTGGTTTAGTACGTGTCTAAGATTATATTAACGACCGCAACATCTACCACCTCTAGCAACTGGTACAGGGTGATAAGAAGTTGTGTTTATAATTGTTTGGGGGTTATTACTCTGTGATGTTTTTAAATTTGTTAAGTGTTGATTAATTTCTGTAGTTACTTGTGATTGTGAAGTATAACTTTTAGTTTTATATACAACCGCATTGGTATCTGGGTCGTGTAACATTCCTACAAATTTATCATTTTCCAAATTTAAAGTAGTAAAATATTTTTTCATAAATTATTAAAATGTGGTTGGAAATTTAAGTGGAGATTCATCAAAACGATGTATTTTAATTGCAGTAATTTCATTGTAATAAATTTCTGTTTCAAATACGTGTTTTACATTAATAACAAACCACTGTCCATAAAATTTATCTTGAAATTCCCCAGAATCAACTCCTTCAGTTTTATCTATAGCTATAAACCTTCCTGGTTCTCTATTAGTCAAACCTAAAGTTCTGAAATTAATACAAGCATTTTGAAATACTCCAGTATAGAGTAATTTTTGTAATCCTGCATATTGTCTTAAAGTCAAGTCTTCATCCTCACCATACAATGAAAATACAGGTTTAAGGTTACGACCAATATCAGACCTTTTATTTTCATTTAAAGATATTAAAAATAGTCGCTCTAAATCACCTCTATTGTTTTTATACATTTTTTGTATATATTCATTAGCAATAAATTTTCTAGCAGTCTCTACTGAGTTTTGTTTAAATTCTATATTATAAAGTCTATTTTTAAGATCAAAAGAATGTACAGGGTGTGTTGTAAACTCTGAAGCATTCATTAGTGGAGAAATATCGACAAATCTATAACTAGTTATTGCACTATACTTTAAAGAACTGAAATCAACAACATCAGAGCTATTATCTGATTTTGGTGCTCTAAGAGAAGACGTTACACTTTTTTCTTTGGAATAAGATTGAACATAAAAATGTTCAGTTTGGTATTCACCAGGTGAACCTTCACCAGAACCTGCTTTATCAAAAAAAGATGATGTGGGTCTTAAAGTAAGTTGACCTACACTATTTTCATCTGGTCCTCTTTCTTTTATTATTAAACTAAAATCACATGCTCCGTCACCTCCTTGTTTCTCACTCATGTGTTTATCGTAAATGTACATTAAACTTTCATAAGCTGAAGATTGAGCAGGTGCAGTAAAAAATATTTTTGATAGTCCTGTTTCCCATTCTCCCACAGGAACACCATCTGTTGTATCTAAAGGCATACCTGATGGTTTGGTTAATGTTTTTTCTATAATTTCTTTCATTGCTAATCCTGTCTCTTTTTTTTGATCGGTATTAGAATTGGCGGTTGAATATTCAATAATATTAGTCATCATATACTGATACCATTCATCCCAAAAATATATTTTAAGGCATTTAATAGTAGCAGATGCTGCATTTTGAGCTCCTGGAGGTGAACCAATATCTTCAATATCATAGATATTAAAAATGTAAGACAACGACCAATGAACGGGGTCTGTTATGGACAATTTTTGTAATTTAATATTAGAATCCTGTAAATCTGGTTTAATTCGTATTCTTAATCTATCAAACCCGTCATTTCTAAAACTATAAAATGGTTTAGGTTCAGTAAATGCAGTATAAGAATCTTTTGAATTTTGTTGTCCTAAAAATTTATCTATCTCTGAAGTCCCAGATTCGGGGTTATAAAAAAAAGTCATGTGGCCTTTAACAACCCAATCAGACAAAGTGTCTTCTATAGTTAAATTGACAATAGAATTAGGATTGACGGGAAATTTGTAATCATCAGAATCAGAATCCCCATCACTACTATCCAAATATAATTCTACTGTGTGTTTAACTTGGTTAAATTTGGTATCAAAAACTGCTTCATTATAAACTTGCATATTATTCTAATGTAATTTTATTTAAAATTAATTTTACATATTCCATTTTTAAAATTTTTAATGTAGATCCGGGTTCTGGTAATTGCGTCGGATTTATAATGTTATTAGTGTCGACAATAATCCACCAAATATTTGGGTTATTATAAACTTTGTAAGATATAAAAGGCCACGTATCCCCATGAGTTACATTATATTCTTCATAAAAACCTTCAGGTAAATTTTGAGGCACAACAACAGTTTGTAATATATTATAAAAATACCTATTATTTTCATCAGTATAAACATTAAAAATATTTTCGTAATTTGACCGTTTAAGTCTTGGTAAATCTTTTATATTATTTTGATACATATTTTTATATTTTTTGTTTATTAAGCAAGCATTGCACCACTTTGAAGTTCTTCTATTATTTTACTGCCATTGTCTATTTTTTGTTTATTTTTTTCTTTTGTATCTGAGGACTGGATAATATTATTATCAATAGACTGAAAAAGATTTTTACTTGGCATAACCATATCGGTTAGTGTGAGATTGACTTCATAAGCATCCGGTACTACTGAAGATTTGCCATTGCCTGATTGTAACATTCTCATGTTACCTCTATTATAGATAGTTAAATTGGTCACACAGGATGCGTAACTATAGTGTTGTCCTGGAATTTCTAATTCATAGTATACAGGAGGTATACTAGTAATAAAATCTCTTTTAAGGTAAAGATTTGCATTAGTCAGCATCCAACAAAGACCTCTATTTTTTTCCCAATCATTTACATCATATGTATTAAATAAAGGAAATTTAATATTAATAGTTCTAAAGTCGTGACTTTGCCAAAGTCGAGGACGATCCATTATACCAATTTTAGGATAAGCTGCTGCCATAGCACCCATTCCTATATTACCAATTGTTGATCCGATATTACCTGCAGTTTCTGCGGCACCTTTACCAAACAAAGTACCTATTAAAGATTTACCAGCATTACCCAAATCACCTAAAGTATCTAAAGATTGCCATACTGGTGTATTAACTTCAAAATTAACATCTGAAAAATACGGAAATTTATATATGTTACCTGTTTTAGTTCTTGGAAATAAATTTTCATAAGGTGATAACATATCTGTATCTCTAGTAACTGCGTTGGATACTGCACTTGCATAGTAACTAAATTGAGTTACTATTGAAGATTCATCTACCTCATATTCAACTAAAGTAATATAAGGAACTTCATCAAATGATTTTGGTGGTGATAAAGTCCAACGATAATTTTCTACCACATCTATAGTTCCCATGTCTGTGGCATTCCATATATTGGCACCAGCAGAACCTTTTAATCCGATTGCTTTATTTACTGCTTTACCTACTTGGTTTGCTAATTTTTGAAATTCCATAATTATTTTTTTTAAACAAATTGCATCCTTATTTGTCTAATAGGGTCTATATTAGAAGCAGCAACTTGTGAAGCTGAAGGATATTGTTGTTGTTGGTTTTGACCTGCTACAATTACATTATTAGATTGTTTTTTTGCAAAAATATCTGCTAATTGTAAAATAGCTTTACTCAAATTTATAATAGTATCATTACTATTTGCGGTATTATAAGCAATTTTTTCAAGAATGTTATTACTTAATTTAAATCCTTCAGGTGACATATATTTGTCCAAAGGAATAACCGCTTCGGGGCCTGCTTCACCTACTATAGCATTTAGTGGTTTTGTGACAATACCACCAGTAGCCATTGGTGTTGGTTCATTTCCTGATTGTGTTGTTGGTTTAGATTGTACAGATTCTTCGACCCCTGGTAACATCGATGCAGGCCATTCTGTTTCTGTTGGGGCACCTTCAGGAATAGGCACCCCTAATAATTGAGCAACTTTAGCTCTAATAGGATATCCAAATAAACTTGGAGGTAAAGCATTTAAAGCGCCTTCTGTCATTTGTTTTAAAATTCCTTCTCTTACTTTTCCGAAAAGATCTGACATTGACCCCCAAATATTTCCAGATTCCATATTTTCTTGAAATTGTTCTTTTGTCGCATCTGAATCTAATAAATTACCCAACCAACCTAAACCAGGTGTTATTTTACAAAGATCTACTATACCACCATAAGCGTCACCACCTGTAAGTTTTTTTCCGATATCAATAAATTTACCAAAAACCGGTTTCATTTTTTCCATTATCCCATCTTTAATAGATTGAAAAATATTAATAGATTGGGTTCCCATTTGATTAGCAGCTTCAGTAACGGTTTCTTCTCCCCCCATTAAATCAACAACCCATTTAATACCAGGAGATACTTTAGCTAATTCACCTATAACATCCCCCCATTTACCAGAAAAAACTAATTCGCCAATTTTACCGACCCACCCTAAAGCTTTATTAAATTTATCAAAAATATAATCTTTAACACCTTTGAGAAAATTAATACTTTGACCACCCATTGCATTTCCTGCGGTTACTACAGCTTCTTCTCCCCCCATTAAATCTACAACCCAACCCATTCCAGGTACAAGTTTAGCAACTTCGACAAATGCTTCACCCCAATTACCAGCTATTACTTTTTTACCGATTTCTACAACCCAGCTAAATGCACCACTAAGTTTTTCACCGATGTAGTCATAAATTTTACCAAAGAAATCTCCAATCATTCCTGCTTTTTTTTGACTAGTTTCTCCTGTCGCTCCTCCTGCTTTAGCATCTAAAAATGCATTAAGAACATCTAAACCTATAGATATTGCTGTTCCTGCGCCTGGTATTAAAGTAGCAACACCAGATAAAACATCAATAATACCACCCACTACATCTCCTGATTTAAATCTAGTATAAGCAAAACTTAAACTAATGACTGTACCTATTAATGGTAATCTTTTTAAGAGAGGTTTAATAAATTTTACCAAACCTCCAAGCATCTTTGTAAGTAATCCAGGAGTTTTTGCTATAGCGCCAGTAAGAGTTTTAGACACACTTTTACCGAAAATACCTCTTAAAGCTTTATAAGCGGTTTGAAAAAGTTTAATAGGAGCATTTACAAAAGATTTTAAATTTTTAATAAGACTCAAAGCTCCTTTTTCTAAAAGTTTTAAACCTCCACTTATACCAACTCTACTTAAAATTTTTAAAAGACCTTTAAATGGACCGTCTGTATTAAGTCCTGTAATTAAAGCCGCTAAACCTCCTAAAAGTAATGCAACACCACCACCAGCCATTAAAGCACCGCTTAATAATTTTCCTATACCAGGTGGTAATAAACTTAAAAGACCTCCTCCTTCAGTACCTGTGTTTGCTTTTTCTTTATTTTCTTTTGTTTTAAATTTATCAAAAACACCTTTTAAAATATCAGGCATTTTTTCGGCTAAATCTCGATATCCCTTGTCAGTAAGACCATCAATTAAAATCTTTTTAGAGCCTTCTTCTTCTTTAATTAAACGTTGTTCTTTGGGTTTCTCTTTTGATGAAGATTTAAAAATTAAATCTTTTGTAAAACCTAAAAGCCCCGATTCTTTAAATTTAGCTTTTAAATTCTCATTAAAAATACTTTCTGTTTTTTTATTAGCAATTGTAACTGCTTTTTTACTAATTTCAGTAGCTAAATTTTTAGAAACATCACCAAATGTATCAATTAATATTTGAGATAATTGATTTACTATATCTGGGGTAGGTTTAACTGTAGTGGCCATCTTCTTTAATATTTAAGAAGATGGTCTAAGTTTAAGTGTTAAAAAGTGTGGCGTCGATTGGTAAATCTTTTTCTAAACCATTAATATTAACAGTAGTTAATTCTTTTACTTTTTGTCTATAATTTTCAATAAATTTCAAAACACCATTAATGGTGTATGTTGGTAGTTGTTCTACGACTTTAATTCGATTTTTAAAATCAAGTGTAAGGAGATCTAAAGCATTTGTACCAACAGTTAATTTACTAATAAATTTAGTCAATTCATTTATAAATGTTTCTCCAACAATTTCTCTTAATTCCTCCGGGTTCTGTACCTCTATTTTAATATTTTTGTGGAGTTCTGACTCTAATTTGTTTTCAGTTTCGATTGTGGGTAATTCACAAATTAAAGAATAAGAATCATTTTCTATAATTTCAGAAGGAAAATTATATTGTTTTTGTAAAAACGAATTTAAATGTTCATTTAAATTTATAATTTTTTGAGAATAATCTAAATTATTTTCTTTAATTTCATCTTCTGTAAAA